GTGATGCCATAGTATCACCTGCTACTGGTGTGCCCGAACCTTTAAGTCCGATGTACCAAGTTGTTGTTGCTGTTCCTGCGTGGAACTGAGTATCAAGAATATGATTAAGACCTGCTGTTGTAATCAGGTTCTTCTTCTCTTCTGTCCACTTTACACTACCGTCTTTGTCAAGACAGATAACCTTCCATATGTTCTTTAAATTAATTCCTACGTCTTTCATTATTTACTCCGTTGTTATTATTCGTCTGGGTCTGCTACTTTAGTCCAAGTAGATGTGGTATCTTCTGTGATGTCATTCCACAAGAAGTTATTATCTGAAGTAGCATTACTAGTAGCACCAAGTGATATACTCTCTTCAAAGTTTACGTTGTTCTTTATTGTCTGTGTATCACTGAGTGTGATTGATACAGGGTAGGATACAGATGCTGATGCTGTTGTACCTACTGAAGCACCTAGTGTTGCTGATGCTAACTTGATTGCATCTTCTTCGTTTAGCTCAGTAAGATTCAACTGAGTCATATTGGCAGTTACAGGGAATGCTGCTGTCTGTGAACTGGATACAGAGCTGTTAGCATTAAGTAAAGCTGTGTGTTGGTAAGTGCTTACTGCCCAGGTATTAGTATCTGCAGCCCAGGTATTTGTGTCAGCTGCCCAAGTGCTTTGAGCCATTAACCCTCAACTCCAGAGTATATTGTTCTTACTCTCATCTGTGAACCTGAGTGTCTGTCTCTTGCATCTGCCTTTTGAATCTTATCAATAGATTCTCTATATGCGTTTAGCCATACAGGAATACGCTCATCATTCTTAATGAATGGTTCTGCCTCTAGTAGTGCACCATAAAGCAATACATCAGGAGCGTTCTTAGTAAGCCAGTTGCTTGTGACTGTACCTGAAGTACCATCACCTAGTTCTGTAAACTTCTCGTAGAATGCCATCTCTAATATATATGCTGCGTCTGGTACTGGTGCTAATTGAATCTCATCACCAATCAAAGTATAAGCACGAGGAACGCCTGATACAGAACCTGAATATAATCTGTCTAACATCTCTGGTGTGACATACTCTAAAGGTTTAATAGCATCTGTGTTAAGTTGGATGTTACGCATCTGAAGGTAACCACCAGGTAAATTAAAGTATCTCTTACCAGCAGTAGTGGTCATAGTAGAGCGTACTTCCATAGCTCTAATCCTCAGGTCTCTATTGATACGTGCTTCAGCTAATGTAATGAAGTCAGGTATTCTTGTTGATATATCTGACCTATCCAGCCAGTCAGCAACTGCATCTTTTAATCCTGAGTACGTATTTAGTGCCATCTATAGTTTACCTTTTGTTGTTCTGAATGGAGCATTCTCTGGGTTGTTCAACCACTCTCTCATTCTTTCTTGGTTATTCCACACACCGTCTCTCATCATCTGTTCAACCATAATCATAGGAATGCTGGCTACTTTATGTGAGAATTGTGTGTCACCTTTGTATTGATGTCTACCACTACGAGAACCTTCTTCTCTGTATCTAGTATTCTCTGTAACAATATCTCTTATCTCTTGTGTGTCTTGAGATGATACGCTAGTGAGTGAGCCATCTAAGTTCTCAATTAGCTTTGTATTTAGTGCCATAACTTCTCCTAGATAATTTAACAAAACCCCCAGGCGTGAGCCGAGGGGCAGAGTTAAACTAACTAATTAGCCAGTTGTGTAACGAATCTTAGCGTTAGCTGCTTCGTTGCCACAGCGTAAGCCGTACTCAACTAGAAGCATCTTCTTATCAGAGTCACCATCTTTCGAGATGTCTACTGTTTGGAAGTCACGTAAGAAGTCAACAGACCACATATCGTTATCAAGAACATAAATCAAGTCTTGGTCACAGTATCTGTCTAATTGGATATTGAACGTACCGAAGTCAGTCACGTAGATATCAACAGCGTTGTATAACGTCTTGTTGTTGTCTACCGCTGAACGAGTAGCCTCAGCACGACCAGCTAAGCCAGTGACAACTTTCTTATTAGTAGCACCTAATAGGATAGTTGAAGGCTCGCCACCTTGTGTCCAACACTTCTCAGCTGCATCAACAATATCATCATCTGTCACAGCAGCGTGAGAACCAGTAGTACCAGCATCTACAACATTAGTTGCGATAAACTTAGCAGCACCTTGAGTAACACGAGCTGTACCAGCAGCACCAACAGCACCTGAAGTGTCAGCTAGTAATGAAGATTCCATATCACGCTTAAGCTCTTTAGAAGCCTTAGCTAATTGGTATGCCATCTCAGACTTCTTGCCTGCGTTGTCAACCTTCTCTTGTGTGCCAGTAACCTCAACAACCTTCTTAGAGATTTGTGTGTAGTTACCGAGACGAGTAGTATCCGTCATAGAAGCTGCACCTACCGCTGCTCCTTCAATATGCTTGTTAACTGCCGAAGCTGCTGTTAGAGCATCTGTCTGCCACTCGAAGTGTGTATTAGATACAGAGCCTTTCTTGGCAATGCCAGAGAGGAAGGGGGTATCCGTTGGGGAGATGTCGTAAATAACATCTGATAAATCCTCACGAATTGCGTTAGCATCGTAAGTCTTAAATTGCGTAGTTGTTGCCATAGTAGTATTTCCTTATTATAACATATCATAAAATATAGAGGCTGCGTCAGCTTGACTGCCAGACTCTCTTAACCTTGTACGCTTCTTCTTTGATGATGCTGCTTCAGTCTCAGACTTAACCTTTCCTCTTCCAGACTTCTGTACCTTAGGAACTTTCTTAACCTTCTTAGCTTGAGGTGCAACCTTCTTAGTTAACTTGTCAAACTCCATAGCCTTCTTAAGAATAAGGATACTACGGTGGTCTGCTAGTTGGTCAACTTCTTCTGGTGCATATCCTGAAGATAATGCGAAGGTTCTGATGTCATCCTTTACGGTAGACTTATCATCACTCCACTCTGGTAAAGCATCAACTAGCTGAGTGTACTGGTCTTGAACAAAGGTTGCTCTTGACTGTGCTGCTTGTTGACTCTGTTGTTGTTGTACAATCCGTTGTTGTTGTACAGCATTCCTTGCTTTATCCTGAGCATCTCGGTACTCGTCCTTCTTAATCATATATGCATACGGGTCTTCCTCTTTAAGGGAATCCCAGTCTACTTGACTAAATTCAGAAAGGTTAGCTTCCTGTTGTTCTCTCAGCATCTGTAAGCCGTTAGCGTACAGCTGTCTCTCTTGCTCTAGTCTTAGGCGTTCGGATTGAATTGCTTCATTATCCTTACGCCCCTCGGCTACTGCTTGAGACTTACGAGTGTAGTCAGATTGTCTTTGATATCCAGCTTTAAGTTCCTCTAAGTTAACTTCATACTCTTCACCATCTACTTTAATAGTATAGCTGGTTTCTGTAGTGTCTTCAGTTTCCTCTTCGGTTTCTTCTTCACCTTCTTCAACTTCCTCTAATTCTTCAGAGGCTTCCTCTTCCGAGACCTCTTCTGTTTCGACTTCATCTTCCTGTGTTTCCTCCTCTACTGCCTCGTCTTCTGCAGTAGATTCAGTTTCCTCGCTTGTAGGTTGGTCATCTTCTGATTCCCACAATCCTAGGATTTTATTTGTCGCCTCTTCTGACGAACCTTCTTGTGCTCTCTCGAACGCTACTTCCATCTGGTTATTCGTTTCTGAATCCATTAGGTTTCTCCCTTATTTTTAATAGTTGTTTGTATCTTTATAGAATCCTGCTGGTCCTTCAGCCAGCTTACCTGTGTTGATTACACTTTGTATGTGCTCATCAACTAACCCTAAGGCTTTAATGGTAATATAGATTCTATCTCTCTCTACCTCTTCACTGATTGCTGTATTCAATAGCATAGCAATCAATGCTTTCTTTGTATCCTCGAATGCTACCTTATATAGTGGGTCATTAACTAACCTCTCTGCATCCTTACCTTTTTGTATATCCTTCCCTTTCTTTCCCATCCCTACTCACTCCCGTTCGTTATGTTGGACCAATAGCCACTGGTCTTCCTTGCTCCCTTTCTAGTATTAACTCTTGTTGTTTAAGAGCTAAGTCTGCTTTCTTAATCTCTAGCTCCTGTGCTTTTATTTGCATATTCACTTGAGCTTCTTGTGCCTTTAACTCTAATTGTTGTTGAGCTATCTGAGCATCAATCTCCATCTCTTTCTGTCTAAGAGCACTTTCAGTCTGCATCTTCTGCATCTTCAACTTGAGTTCCTCTGCCTTGAGTTGCATCTCTGCCTGCTTAGCTTGCTCTTCTGGACCAGGACCTTGTTGTGGTAAATCACCATCACCAGGGTCTGTAATGAAGTCCTCTACGTTCTTCATACCCATAGCCCTAATCTGTTCAGCAATAAGATTATATACATTCTTAGGCTTAATCATCATACCAGCAGCAGGGTGACCAGCAACCATCTGAATAGTCTGGGCTAGTTGACCCAAATGCATTAGGTTCATATCCTTGTTGCCGAAACCTAGACCTACCTGTGCGGTACAATCCATCTTCTCTTTCCACTCACTAGGGTATAGTGTGACCCATTTGTTATTCAGTCTGACAATCTTCTCAGGTGACTCAAACTTCTGTACTAGTTGGTACACACTGTTGGCTAGGTCCTTCATACCTGTCTCAGCAAATACTCTAGCAATCAATTCAATCTTCTGTTGTGCAGCCGTCATTACTTGGGCTACACCAGTAGCGGTTTGGTGTGACTTTAAGCCACCATCTCCAATACCCATACTGTTCTTATTAACACCAGTTCTTTCTTCACGAATACTGTCTAGGTAGCCCAGCATATTAAAGGAGTTCTGGTCTAGCTGTGGAGTAGCTAGTGGTGACACAGCACCTGGGGTACGTACTCTTACAATACCTCCAGGTCTGCTGGTCATAAGGTCATCCAAGTTGACTTGACCCTCGACTACTTCAT